GATCTCACCAATGAAAAAATGGAATTACAAAAACAAAACATTGATGAATCTAAAAAACACAATGAAGCTGAGATTGAAAAGAAGAAAACGGAAATAACTTCCTCAGAACAACAAATTGAACAACTGAATAAAGATATAAATCTTATTCAAAAACATATCGACATGATGCAAAGCAGAGTTTCTGATGAACTTGCAATGAAAAATAAAAGTTCTAAATTAATAAATTTGGAATCGAAACTTGAATCTAGAATTAAAAAAATAGAAAAAGAGGTTGCATTTTATGAAGAACATGACAGCTGCCCAACTTGCAAACAAGGTATTGAACAATCTTTTAGAACTGAACAGATTACCAATTTGGGACAAACCAAGGGACAAGTCAGAACTGCTCTCTCTGATCTATCAACACAAATTGAAAAAACAAATGAAAGAATTGTTGAAATCCAAAAAATCTTAAAAAACATCACATCACACAATAATGAAATTGTAAAACATAATTCTACCATAACAGCAGTTAATAATTATATTGGTAAGATACAAAAAGAAATTGAAGAACTTTCAAATAAAAAAGATAATCTTGAGGAAGAAAACCAAAAGTTAAAAGAACTCAGAGAACAACTTAAAACTTTAGAAGTTAAAAAAGAAGAACTAACACAAGAAAAACAATACTATGATTTGGCTGCATCATTGTTGAAAGATACTGGAATAAAAACCAAGATCATTAGACAATATTTACCTATCATGAATAAACTGGTGAACAAGTATTTGACTTCAATGGATTTCTTTGTTAATTTCAATATCAATGAAAATTTTGAAGAAACAATTAAATCTAGGCACCGAGATGAATTTAGTTATGCAAACTTTTCAGAAGGTGAAAAGATGCGAATCGATTTGGCTCTATTGTTCACATGGAGACAGATTGCAAAATTAAAGAACAGTACCAACACCAATCTGTTAATACTTGATGAAGTTTTTGATTCATCATTAGATGGTACTGGCACAGAAGAATTTTTAAAGTTAATACATGAAATGGGTTCTGATACTAACATATTTGTTATATCACATAAAGGTGATCAATTATTTGACAAATTCAGATCAATTATCCGTTTTGAAAAGAAAAATAATTTTAGTCAGATTGCGAAATAGGAGATTATTATGACTTGGTTTTTAAAATATAACCATCTGCCAGAAGAAAGATGGGCTTTCGTTGAAAACATTTTTACAAAAGAAGAATGTGGTGAAATTATAAATTTAGGAAAACAAAAATCATTAGAAGAGGCTCTTATTTCAAATTCTGTATCAGATGATAGTGTAAGAGTAACTAATATCTCTTGGTTTAAAACAGAAAAAGAAGAACTGCCAAAATATGAATGGATATACAGAAGGTGTACCGATGCAGTTAATTTGATTAATGAAAAATATTTTAAATATGATTTAACTTTTATAGAAGAATTACAATTTACTGCATATGATAAAAAAGGAAGTTTTTATGGAAAACATATTGATGCTGAATATGATGGTTTGGGATATAGAAAATTATCCTTTACAATACAATTAAGCGAAGAAAAATCATATAAAGGAGGAAGTTTGTGTATGTATAATAGTGGTGATCCAGATTTCGCTCCAAAAGAAATTGGCACATTTGTTGCTTTTCCTTCCTGGCTCTTACATGAAGTTACACCAGTAATAGAAGGTGAAAGATACTCTCTCGTTGGCTGGGTAAATGGTCCGAGATTTAAATAGGAGATTGGTATGTCAGAAATTATTAAAATTGATACTGGTAAAGAGGCAATAGTTGCACCTCCCAAACCAAAAGAATTGTTGAGATTAGTTAAAGAGAATGATCCTATTTTGGCACAAACGATGCCAAAGTTTGATTTTGATAATCCTCCAATAGATCCTAATACATTAGCTTCAAGATTGGTGGATACTTGTAAACAATATCGTGGATTAGGACTGTCAGCAAATCAATGTGGATTACCATATCGAGTGTTTGTTATGGGTTCAGAAGATGAGTACGTGGCATTCTTTAATCCAGAAGTTACACACGTAACAGAACAAACAGCACACATGACAGAAGGTTGTTTATCTTTTCCTTTTTTAGGATTGAAAATAACCAGACCTGCCGAGATAAAAGTTAAGTACCAAGATTTTACAGGAGCAGAAAAAGAATCCACATTTAGTGGCATATCTGCTCGTTGTTTTCTACATGAGCTTGATCATATGAATGGTATAGTGTATACTGAAAGAGTTAAACCACTTGCACTATCAATGGGCATGAAGAAAAGACATAAACTTTTAAAGAAAATGAAATTTGCATAATGGCAACACCCATAGAATTTGTAGATAAACAATGGCAGGATTGGCAAGAAAGCAATCCTAAAATTGAACATATTGATACAGGTGTAGTCAAAGATAGACTCATTGAGAATTTGACTTATGCATCACAAATGGATGTTCGTGAATATACATTATATCAAAAATGGTGTGAGGTTAAAGAACGATATCCAGTACACGAAAAAACTACACTATTTGGTGATGAGATTCAAATGGTTAATATAGAACAAGAGAGACTTATTAAAAAAGTTAAATCTAATTTTTGGATGCCAAAAGAACCTGATGATTATGAAAAGTTAAAGCCTGTTATGGAAATTTCAAATGGCGATTTGGCTGAAACTTGGAATGCCATTCGAACATTTTCTTCTACAATGAAAAACAATTCAAATATTGGAAGAAATCTATTCTATACAGTTGTTGATCAAGTAACGAAAAAATATCTTGGTGTAATTTGTATATCTTCAGATTTTTTAGATTTGACACCTAGAGATAAAGAAATTGGATGGTCAAGAGATGTTAAAACACAACAAGGCATGATTAACCATACCGCAATTGGTTCTACTATCGTACCTTTACAACCTTTGGGATTTAACTACATGGGCGGCAAGTTACTTGCTTTGTTGTGTTTATCTGATACTGTACAAAAAGATTGGAAAGAAAGATATGGAGATGTGTTAGTTGGTGTTACCACAACATCTTTATATGGAAATACAAAATCTAATGGCCTTTCACAATACGATGGGTTAGAACATTGGAAAAAGATGGGTTTTTCTTCTGGCTCAGTTGCGTTTGAACCATCAAGAGAAACAAGCAAAATGGTTTTTAATTGGATTAAAGAAAACCATACACGAAAATATTTTGAATGGTGGGAAGCCAAAAACACACAAGGCCTTCCACTCAAGCGAGATCATAAAAATAGATCCTTGAATTTCGCTTATTCAAAATTAGGTATTCCAAAAAATCTAATAAGAACGGAACACCAAAGAGGTATCTATTTTTCTTACCTCTATAATAATACTTCCGAATTTCTTAGAAAAGAAATCAAGGAAGATAAACTGGTAAAGTCGTTTGATACCAGTGAAGAAACCCTTGCCAATATTTGGAAAACCAAGTATGCTAAGGGTCGTATATCGATGTTAAAGAAAAAGAATACCGTTTCATATGATTCTCTTTTCTATGACGATTTGATATATCTGTCTTGGGAAGAAACCAAGGCAAAATATCTTCCACAAGTAGGAAGATAGTCAAGTATACCACAAATATTCTTGACAAATCATATACATAATAGTATACTGTGAGAACTTGCTTAAAGCAAGGATTTAATTTAACTATGAACAAGGAGTTTTTATTATGGCACATTTGTCCGCAAAAGAAAAAATGTTGAGCGCACTTAAAGCAAAAAGCGGTTACAACACTTTCACCGTAGCACAAGCACAGAAACGTTTTGGTATTAGCAATGTTTCTGCTCGCATTGAAGAACTTCGTAAAGAAGGTCATTGCATTTACACAAACAGCAAACGCCTCTCTGACGGTCGCTTGATCAAATACTATCGCCTTGGATCACCTTCCAAAGCAATGGTCAAATTTGCTCTCGAAAATGGTTTTTCTTTTACAAACTAATCATTGCTGATTTGATGGCCGGAGAGATATCGAAAGGTATCTCTCCTTTTACTGTTTATTGGAGTTATAATGGAAATATCAATTAAAAAAGAAGATTTACAAAAGAAAAGTTTATTCGTTGCAACCCCAATGTATGGTGGCCAAAACTACGGACTCTATATGAAATCGTGCCTTGATTTACAAGGTTTGATGATGTCTTATGGTGTGCCTATCAAATTTTCTTTCCTGTTTAACGAATCGTTAATCACTCGTGCAAGAAATTATCTTGTCGATGAATTTTTACATCGTTCAGATTGCACACATATGTTGTTTATTGATTCTGATATACACTTTAATCCACAAGATGTAATTGCACTTTTAGCGTTAGATCGTGAGGTAATCGGTGCGCCATATCCTAAGAAAGCAATTAAATGGCGTTCTGTAAAGCGTGCGATGGAAAAGAATCCTGATATTGATCCAGGTCTTTTGGAAAAAGTTACTGGTGATTATGTATTTAATCCTGTTAAAGGTACTGCACAATTCTCTGTCACAGAACCACTAGAAGTTATGGAGATTGGAACAGGATTTATGATGGTCAAACGTGAAGTATTTCCTAAATGGGAAAAAGCATATCCTGAATTTCGCTATAAACCAGATCACATCGGTCAAGCAAACTTTGATGGTACTCGTTATATTCATGCTTACTTTGATACAGTAATTGATGAAAAATCAGAGCGCTATCTTTCAGAAGATTATATGTTCTGCCAATGGTGGAGAAACATCGGAGGAAAAATTTGGTTATGTCCTTGGATGAGAACTTCACATATTGGCACATATCATTTCCAAGGAGATATGCCTGCTGTTGCAAATTTTGTTGGTGAAATGTAATGAGAATAAAAGATGTAGTCAAAGCCTCACAAAATGCGGACACCGGTGGTCGTAAATTTGATGGCGGAAAATTACAATATGGTTTAGTTCCACCTCTTGCACTAAAGGAAATGGTTAAAGTATTAACCTTTGGTGCGGAAAAATATGAACCAGATAATTGGAAATATGTTCCTGATTCCAAGCGCAGATATTTTGATGCTATGCAAAGGCATCTATGGGCTTGGAAAGAAGGAGAAATTATAGATACTGAATCTGGAATACACCACTTAGCACACGCTATGTGTTGCCTTTATTTTCTTTATGAGCATGATGTCAAATATTCTGTTGACAATAAGTAAGATTTGTGATATTATAAATTTTTATTATGGAGAGTACAATGAAGTTATCTAATGAAACACTAGAAGTACTAAAGAATTTTTCATCAATTAATGGAAATATTCTTGTCAGAAAAGGTTCAAAAATAAGTACCATTTCATCTACCAAATCTATCTTGGCACAGGCAAATATCAAAGATAATTTTCCTTCAGATTTTTGTGTCTATGATTTGAATCAATTTTTATCAATACAACGTTTATATAAAGATGGTGAGATTGATCTTAACGATTCAAACATTATTCTTTCCAAACAAAAAGGAAAGAATACGACCACATATCGTATGTCTGCAAAAGAAACTTTAGTTCTTCCTCCTGAGAAAGAACTCGTAATGCCATCTGTTGATGATAGCTTCACTCTATCTGCTGAAGATTTTCAAGACTTAAAAGAAGCGGCACAAACACTCTCATCACCTAATATTGGCATCGTTTCAGATGGCGAAAACATTGAAATTATTTCCTTTGATGCAAAAGATGATGCCGCACACGTTAACTCAATTACTGTTGGCAAAGGTAATGGCAAGAAGTACAAGATTGTTTTTAATATTGAAAATATGAAAATGATTAATGGTTCTTATGCTGTTAGCATCTCATTCAAAGGAATGGTCAACTTCAAAAATACAAAAGAAGATATTCAGTACTGGATTGCTTTTGAAAGTAAACTCACTAAAATTGGTGAATAAATTATGGCAACAGTTCAAACACTATTTGGAAATTTCAACGATGAACAATTGAAAGCATTGAAATCTGCGATTGAAGAAATTAATGATTCAATGAATAAAATTGAAAGAGAAAATGAAGCAATAAAAGACATTGTTAATGCTACATATGATTCGTTGAATGTTCCTAAAAAAATTATTAAGAAGTTAGCCAAAGCACAATATAATCAATCAATTCAAAGTGAGACTGCTGAATTCAATGAGTTTGTTGCTTTATTTGAAGGCATGAATGAAGTAAAATGATGTTGTACTTTTATATTATGGAGTCTGTGAATGGAACACTTATTATGGGTGGAGAAGTATCGTCCTAAAACTATTGAAGAATGTATTCTTCCTGATGCGTTAAAGAACACATTTCAAGAATATGTAAATCGTAAAGAAATTCCTAATCTACTTTTATCTGGTAGTGCAGGTGTTGGCAAAACAACAGTAGCCAGAGCTTTGTGTGAACAAGTTGGATGTGATTATATCATTATCAACGGTTCAGATGAATCAGGCATTGATGTTTTGCGGAACAAAATTAAAAACTATGCCTCATCCGTTTCCCTCATGGGAGGACGAAAAGTTGTAATCATCGATGAGGCCGATTATCTAAATCCTAATTCAACTCAACCTGCAATGCGTGGTGCAATTGAAGAATTTGCATCTAATTGTTCTTTCGTCTTTACTTGTAATTACAAGAATCGTATTATCGATCCCATTC